GAACTTGTCCACTCCCATCCAGTAAGTTACCCCGGATGCAATTGCAGTGGCGTTAGGGCCGATGATGGACGTATTGTCCCCAAGAATTTGCGAACCCCAAACCAACGGCGGGCCGAGATATTGCAGAGAAAAAAGCGCAGAATCAGTCCACACCAACACTTCCTGCCTAGTTTGCTGCACTGCAATAATCTGCGAGCCGTGGGATAAGCGCAAGCTACCTGCTTGATTAAGCGGGGATGGCACCCAATCAACTAAAGATTCTTGGTTACCCCAACGAATGAGCATGGGGTCAGCAGTCGTACTGCCGTAGTCGGTTGTGCCAAATAGTAATAAGAACCTAGAAGCATCCGAAACCAGCATGCTGTATTGCACGGTAGGCACATCAACAAGCGTAGAGATACTTTGCGTTCCAGACTGACTGCCTGAAGTATTTATAGCCGAACCCGTTGCAGAGGTTGACAGGTTTGCAGTGACCCCATCAACATTAATTAAATAGTATGTTGTACCCGCAGTTAGCCCCGTTGGAAGTGCGCCAGTAGTAGCAAGCTTAATGGCTGTACCCTCAGCAAGCACGTTAGACAGCGTAATCACGCAAGGTGAAGCTATTGTTAGGGTAACAGTACCCCCAAGGCTGTTGAGTGCAACACCTCTTGTTGATAAGCCGTTAGTCGCATCCCAGTAATAAATACCAGCCGTGCGTGGACCAAAGACTAAGTCCTCCCCCCAGTTGCCTGCGTTCCATATCCGCAGCGGATCTGTAACCTGTGGCGTAACGCCCCATGAGCCACTGCCCCAAGCGCCTGCGCCCCAGCCAATCAGAGGAACCTGAGCAATACCAGGACCGGTATTGACCTGAAAAGCACCAACCGAAGACCCACCACCATTACCAACATCCGAAGCATTGGAGGTGACAGTTGCACCCGTGCTTGGATTCTTGGCGGTAAAGGTAAAGGTATTTAATGTAGGTACAGAATCTATTTGATACTGCTGATTAAGTACCGCCGCAGTGATGTTTCCACCAAGACTCACCGCCCCTGAGAAGGTGACAAAATCCCCAGTGATTGCACCGTGGTTAGCCGATGTAACCGTGATGGTCGAGGAGAAGGGAGAGGCAGTAACCGCAGCAAAAGTGACGGACTGTGTTTTCCTGATAGGCGTAATGTCTGAATAAGCACCGCCCTGCTCAATGTAATACTTGAGGTTAGTACCTACACCAAGCAGATTAGAATTACCTAAAGTTACCCAATTCCAAAGAGAACGGCAAATCCCTAAGTAAACGGCTTGCGATATTCTGCGCCACCCACCTATCTTTTCTGGTGTGCCCTGACGAAACCGAACCTTGTCGGATACATACCAACCGTTCTCATTTGTATAGCGAGTATTTTCTTTGTTGACCCCGCTTTTCAGTAGTATCTTTTTTAATGGCACGGCTCACCTCATCAGTGCAGCTTCTGCCGCTCGGCGGCGGGTAAGCCCCGGCAGGACTCTTCCAGCGGCTTTATTCCACAGCATACATTGGTCGGCTGCACCATCCCAATCCCCCGCATCTATCCGCTTCTTAAACGTAGAAACTCGGTAGTTCCCTAGGCCACAATTGTAGACCCAGCTAGTCACAGCGGCAATGCGTCGGGGTAGTGCGGTTTGAATCTTTGGGGAAAGTTTAAACAAACCCCTGACAAAGTATTCAACGTGGTGATCTAGCGCATCCTCACACTGCTCAATTGTCCATACCGTGCCGGGATTAATCTCAGGGCCAGTTGCACCCCAGCCGATTGTCCAAGGATGCCCACGGGTTCCGGGGTCAGGATAAGCAGTTACTCGTCCATCAGGTAAACGCTTTGCCAAACCCTCAAAAGGTTTGATAAGTACATCCTTGCAAAGCTTTTTGGCCTCATTCATGCGTCAACTCTGTTGCGCTTTGAGCAGTTTACTGACGCAGGTATTACTTGCAGATTATTTGGTACATGAAGACCTGACACCGTCTTACCTTTAAGCGGAATGATATGGTCAACATGCCATACAAATCCAAACAGCTTGGTCCTGAGTTTGGCTAGTTCATAAGCCTCTTCAATCATCCAATGGTCATCTTCAGATAGCCAAGTCGGTGTCGCGTTCAGTTTTTGTGCGTGACGCTTCATACAATTAGCGTTTACCTTAGCGGAGTTTTCTTTCTTATATTCAGCTATGCGCTGCTTTACCGCATCTTTATTCTTTTGGTAATTCGCAGCCATGTTTGCACTATGTAGCTCTTTGTTTGCCAAATAATAAGCGCGTTTTTTCTCTAGTTTTATGCGTCTTTGCTCTGCCCTTCGTTGCTCAATAACCTCCGGCGACTCTTGCGGTTTGCGTCGTCCTTCGTTTACACATGCCTGACACCACCCTTGGTAGCCGTCTTTATTGGCACGGCAAAAGGAAAAACTTTCAAAGGCTTTCGTTATTTTGCAACGGCTACAGGTTTTCATTGCTTGTGGTACTTCTCTACGCTTCTGCCAACAAAGTAAAATGACAGCACCATAGACAGCATCCCAAAATCATCTTCATCCCACGTTTTAATAAGCACTTCGGCCCAATTCGCATTGGTTTGAAACGCAATAAACAAAGCCGCTGCCTTAACACCTGCGTACATAAAGAACAGAAACCACGTTACGCCGGGACGCACTGAAGCTGAAATAAACGACATAAACCAACCCGCTGCTTTAGCCGTTTCAGCCTGTTCCTTAAATGCTTCCTTAATCGTATCCATTTGCTGTATCGAGTAGTCAACATACTTCTCCTCCATCTTGAACTCACCCCTCATCTTTTCGAGGTCAGTCTGGAGTTGGAACATGCTCAACTCATGTTGGCGTTCGTTCTTCTTATCAAGGAATTTAAGGACTTCAGGAGCAAGCCTGAACAGACCGCCGAATATGGAACCAAGGAGACCACCGCCAAGTAGTTCAAACATTACTTACCTCCCTTGATTCGCTCCCGCTCCTCAAGCAGCCGTACTTTGACCTGCAATTCGTTGATGTGTGTCATCAACTGCTCTTTCTGAATAGCGCGTCGCTCTGCACTGATCGGGCTATCAGTGGGTGTACCTTCCTTGGTAATCAGGGCAGGCATCTGGCCCTCGATTTTGGTGAGACGTTCTGAAAAGGATGCGACCTGTCCAAGCAGCCACGCAAGCGCCGCGACTACGATGGGTATAACCGCTTTAAGAACATCTGACCACGCCATGATTACATCTCAGCCTTGGGTTCCTCTGGCTGCAACTGCGCTACAGCCTGGGATTTGATCTTCTCAAACAACGGTGCTATTTGCTTATAGGGCAGATTCCCTAGCGCATCTAATACCGTGTTGACTTCATCAAGTGTGAGATCAAGCTTGAGCGGGTTCATTCACTTTCCATGAGGTAGTGGCTTCATCCCAGCTATACATCTGACCATCGGTCGGCATAGCCACTGGCGCTTCCCATTGTGCGTTGGCATTCAGAATCCAACTTGCATAAGGCTTTGGTGCCACGAAAGCATCAATGTCAGACCTGTAGGTGTACCCAATCCCGGCGTAATTCTTTCTGATATTGCCGTTATACGAAGTCTGCTTCCAGGTGCCACCAAGGATCTTCTCAAGATGCGCTGCGCCAATGTGCTCTTTCTCCACGCCAGCCGCGTCGGAAGTATCCTTGTTGTCAACGACGACAACCTGAGTGACCACGTTGTTTTCGTCAAGCTTTGCAAAATGCGCCATGCTAAACCTCCAATTTCAGTCCGGTTAAATCCATCTCTTCGCCAACCGTTCCGGCAGGGAAGGTATTAAATGACAAGCTAACACGAACATCTTCACCTTCCACCGTCGGCACCATGTGCGTCAAACTTGATGGGAAAAGAATCAGCCTGCCCGTGATCGCTTCAAACCACCATGACTCACTGTTCCAGCTATTCCACTCAGCAGGAGGGAATTTAATCTGGCTGTAGCCGTCACGGTAGAAAAAGATCTTGTCGTTGGGGTTGGTCTGGATATAAAACACACCAGACACAAATGAATTCGGATGTGCGTGCTTGTGGTGATACTGCCCCGGCTCACTGTAATTCACCCAAGACTGTGTGAGCCTTAGTGTGACATCGTGCTTGGGGTTGGTTGTGGCTTTGAAATACTCAGCCACGCAGTCTTCCATCCAGCCGCGCAGACTCGTCATCAGCTTATCGCGCAGGACAAAGTTGTTGGCACTTGTGCGGTTGCCCATATTGGGACGCTGTTCTAATTCCATGAGGAAGAACTTCTCCTCATCAGAC